TCAGGAGCGTGCATGAGCTTCATCATCTCCGACGCCCACGCAGCGTTCTTCAAGAAGTCGACCGTCATCTGGTCCTTGACCTGACGACGAAAGTCCTCGTCCCCCGCCAGGTCACTAAAAACACTCCCTAGCTCCTTGGCAGCCGCATCCGCATCCTCCAGAGAGGTAATAGGCCTCATGCCGCCGCCCGTAGGAACCTTGTAGTTCAGTGCGTCCAAAAGGGGCTTGAAGTCCCGTCCGAACTCCTTACCCAAGATGCCGGGAACCATACCCGCGCCCTTCATGATCTGGTCCACACCGGTACCCATGTGCGCGTTCAGCGTGTCGAGTTGATCACTGATGCGACTCAGCTCGGTCTGCACCTGACCGGGGCTACCTGAAACCGCAGCGGAAACGATATCCGGGAGCGCACGGATACCTGTCACGATAACCCCTAGCAGCCCCACGAGAACCTTGATCAAGCCGCGACCGATCTCACCTATCGCACGGTAGAGACGACGCTGCGTCTTGTGCAACGATGATACCCGCTGACTCTCCGTCATGAAGGCACGACGCAGGTGCTTCGTCTCATCCTTCGACAGCTCGGACAAATCGTTGGTCCGCGCGAGCTTCTCCCCCAGATCGTACAACGTCGCCGCCGTACGGTTATCCATACCCTGGTACTCCATGACACGGATGGATTGAGCACGACTACGACCACCGCGACTGGACCACTGAGTGAAAAGCACCAACGCCTTCTGCATGAAGTCGTCGCCCCCACCCTCAGCAACACGAAGAAAACCGTCCTCCCACTTCTGGAGGGCGTCCAGCGCGTTCAGCTCAGGGAACATCTGCTGCGCCAGAACAGCCTTCATGCTCGGGTTGAGGTTCGCGAGACCTGCGGACATGCCACCGATGACCTGCGAGGCCTGATTGCCCGCGTATCGGGGATCGAGCCCCATGTCCTCGTAGTGCTTCCGGATGGTCTCCATGACGGACGCAACGTTGGACACGTCAACGCCGTACTGCTGCATCGCGGAGGAGCCTGAGATGACAGAATCGACGAACCTACCGATACCCATCGCGCTACGCTGCCCCGCGAAAGCCAGCTTGACGTACTTGTCCGTAGCGGTATCGAGAGAATCACCAAGCTCAGTAGTGATCTTGATGATGTTGCTCATGGAGGTACCGGTCTTCTGGTTGAAGTGCTTGTCCACGGCGATGGACGCAACAGTCACGTTCTTGCCAACAAGACCCAAGTCTTTGTTGTACGTGGTCATGAAGTCCTTCGACCGGTACCCAGCGTCAACCATGCTCTTCAGTACAGCCTGCGTTTCCTCCTTGGCCACCCCGTAGAACCACTGCGCGGTCTCTTGGAACCCAGAGAAGAACCGAGTAGCTCGCTTCGATGCTTTCGAAGAAAGCGCCTCTCCGGTAGCTTCGAAGACATTCAGAATCTCTCCCGATTGCCACCGAAGACGGTCCCTCTCCTGATACCCCATGACCATCGCAGCCAGGAGACCCCCAGCGATGCCCCCGGCAGTCATAACGCCGCCAGGAACATGACTGAGCACGCTCTTGACCTGACCCTTGGCGGCGTCCAGCTCAGACTTCAAGTACCGCTTAGCGCGGTTGATAACCATCACCGAGGCCTTATCGGCCTCCTGAATCTTCTTGATCGACTCCAAAGCCGCATGCTTGACCTCGTCGGAGGACATGCTGGCCAGGCGAACGCTCTCCTTGACGATTTCCGCCTTGGCCTCCGCTGCGCTGAGCTGAGGAGGTGTGGGGTCCTTGGTAGCGGCCCCCATCTTGACCCCCGACAGGCGAGTCATGTCGTTAGCGATCTTCTCGCTATGACGTGACATCTCTTCGAGGAGGTTGGACGTAGAGCCTACCCCGGACTCCATGATCTGGACCGACCGCTCCATCTGCGGAGTGATCGAAGAGAGACTGACATTGACCGACGCCGCCTGCTCCTGGAGAGAGACCAGCTCTTCGTCCGTACGGGAAATGAGACCCTGAAGAGACCTGCCGAAATCCGTGTAGGTCCTCCGAACGTCGTCGATCTGAGCCTGGAACTTATCCAGGTCGAATCGAAGCAGGTACTCTTCAGTGGTCGCCATCAATCACTCTCCACGATCACAGTCGGCCTGTCGAGGCTCGGTTCTGCCTCCACGGACTTGTCCGATGTGACTTGGACCGACACCAAATCAACGTGCTCCACAATGTGCTGCTGAGAATGCTCGCGCTTCATGTCATGCCGGGCTTGACCGATAGTGCGCGCAGCGACATCCGACAGGGAGTTTTCCTCGATGTCGTCTTTGTTGAGAACCAGAGACTCCAGAAGGGCCTGGTTGTCCCGACCACCCCAGGACATCATCCGTTGCAGCTCCTCAGGGGTGCTGTCGCACTCGACGTCGCCGTCGTCCTCCATGAAGGCTTCCAGCTCGTCGGGGGTCATCTCCACGACACCGGTATCGACGGGGCGACCGTCGTCACCAACCTGGCCCGATGCAGCGAGCTGACCCGCCACCTCCTGCTGGGTATGGAGCTGTTCGGTACGGTCTTTGATCATCGAGAGGACGTCATCACGCCCAGTCATCACAGAAAGTGGCATGATCTCGTCAGGAGTAGGCATCCGAAGCAACCCCGTCTCCTCGTCCTCCACCGGACACAGGTTGAGGCCCAACATGCTCACCACCTGGTCTTTCACTATGTCCGCCATCAGCTCGATGTCCTTGTACCGATCCAAGTCCTCCTTGTTCATCGCCTCAAGCTCAAACACCCACTGGGTATCGTTCATCCCCTTGATACGGGGGTCCCCGATGGGGATCTGTCGCTTCGTCAAGACCTTGGCCTTGATCCGAAGGCGAGAAGCTATTCGTCGCCAGACGGGGAAGACTCGGTCCCAGTGGGCTTCTCGCCCTCTTCCGAACCCTCCCCGGAGGATTTTTTTGCTGCGTCCTGGGCGTCCTCCCTACGCTGTTCGAGAGACTCCCAGAAACCCCACATCTCCTCCAGACGCTCCGGAGGACGCTCCGCCAGGTACTGCATCAGGTACTCGGCCGCGAAGTACTTCTGATTGTAACGCCCCCGACCATCGACGAGCTGCACGATCTGACGTCCCTCCTCGGTGCTCTCCCACTCCTCGCGGAAGAACTCGAAGACAGGAATTCCGTTGATGGCGCGAATGCCGATGGACAGTGTGGGCAACCTCCAGGAAGAAACCGTCGAGATGCGCGACCCGGTGTTGATGAACGAGTTACGCCAGTTCGACTCTTCCTCCGTCAGCAGACGTATCGTCCACTCACGGCCCATCCACAGGAAAGTATCCTCGATGGTCTCGCCATCGAGTTCCCGAGCAAGGTCCAGCAACATCTTTTTGGGACTTTGATTGTCGTTTGAAGGCAACACGGCTTTCGCTCCTCCTCCCGCTACGCGGGGTCTAATTGTGAGTCGCTTTCGCGACAAACCTACAACAGAGGTCTCACCTTGGTGTAGACCATCGTTGCGTTGACTGAGACGATACGGTCTCCTTGCGCTTGCATGTTCCGACCCAGACTGGTGAACCAGCAACCCGAGTACCAGAGCTTCTCCACGCTCACTTCCATCCCCTGAGGGACGGCCCCGGTGTCGATACCATCGAGGTCGTTCTCGGTCCCGATACCCAGTGCACCCCCGACCTTAGTGTTGCCGAGAGTGTTGAGCATGCTGTCGCTGACCGACTGAAGCCACGGGGTGAACGGGGAGTCGTCCTTCTTCCCGTACCTGACCCATTTCTCCTCAACGTCGAACGGGTTGTGCTGGTCGGTGAGCATGTAGAGTGCCTTGTCGGTCCCCCAGATCTCCTCCATCTTCTTCGTGAAGAGATCGTACCTCGCCACCTGAACGGTCTGGGAAGACGAGATGCCGGCAACGTGCTCGATGGGCGCCCCGAGACCGACAGCGTTGATCTCGTACTTCGGCTTGACGTCCCTCGCCTGGGAAGGAGCCCACGTCTGGATATGTCCGATGGTCTTCCCGCCCGCTCTGATAGAGATCGCATGGCTAGTGCGTACTTGCGTGACGGGTACTGGCATGTGAGGCCTAGAGCGGTCGGATCTTGACGTAGTTGAGGGTCGCGTTGACCATCACGATACGGTCGCCCTGAGCTTGCATGTTGCGACCGATCTGCGAGAACCAGCAACCCTCGTAGTGGTAGAACTCGGTAGCGCCGTCCGGGTTTCTCCACTTCTCGCGCAGCTCCAAGGGATTGAGCTGGTCGGACAGCATCCAGAGAGCCTTCGCCGTACCCCAGACCTCCTCCATCTTGGAAGCAAAGAGGTCGTAACGCGCCACCTGGACGGTCAGGCCGGTGATGTTCCCCGGAACGTTCTCCGTCACCTCACCACTCGTCTCCGACCGCAACTCGTACGTTGGCGTTATGGTACGAGACTGGTTGGGCGCCCACGTCTGGATCTGCCCAATGGGCACCCCTCCTGCCAGGATCGATATTGCATGGCTGGTGCGGATGTTTGTCTGCGGAACTGGCATCTCTTAGCCTCCTCCCCTCTCGCCTACGCTGCCACGCTGAAGAAGGGGTTGTCGACGGAGAACTCACCGAAGAACCGCTTGGCCGGGTACTTCAGGTTGTACCAGTACTTGAAGTAGAACGTCCTCGGATCGGTCGAGGACTGGTACACCTGGATGTCCGTGGTGGCGTCGATGTCCCTCGGGAGACCGGAAGAATCGCGGTAAGCCGCGATGGAACCGTTGTTGATGTTCGCCAGGATACCGAGCAGAATCCACTTCTTGCAGTCTGTGATGAAGTCCGCGAGGTCGTCCGGAACGATACCCACAACGTTGCTCGTGAGCAACGTATCGACAGTCTTGGTGACAGCGTCCTTCTGCGCACTCGCTGAAGGCTCCTCGAACTGCACCACCTTGCCCCCGCCGGCCTCGGTGGTGAGAGGATCGAGCATGACGAAGCGACCTGCGTCGTAGGTGACTACGAGGACACCTTTGTCCGCCAGAGCGTGCCGCTCCCCGCGCAGGTAGGTCCCGAAACCGTCAGCGGTGAAGCCGGTGATCTGGAGACCGATGAGCGCCGACGAGGGACTCGGGAGACCCGCATAGATGGACGCCACCGCCGCCGCGATGTAGGTCCCGTCTAGATCGACGTTGACCTCCTGTCCCGTATCCAGGGTGAGGGTACGGGTAGCGTTCGGCGGAGCGATAAGGTGCATGCGCCCGCGCCCCGGAGAGTTGTTGCCCGGCTGGAGCGTCTGGGTGGACGCGTAGATCAGGGTCCCCGGCGTATCGGGATCACCGACGTCGGTGTCCCTGGCCATGCCGAACCAGCCGCGACGATAGTGCTTCTCCAGCATCGACGACTCGCTGGACACATGGTTCATCTGGTAAACCATCGTCTCCAGCGCCGTATCGAGGGTCAACACTTCGGTGATGTTGACGTACTCCTTGGCCACGTCGATAGCAGAGTTGATCTGGGTCTGCGTGGGAGAACCCGGCACCGTGGCATCGTTGACCTGGACCAAGTAGAGCGAAGACGCTCCGTTCTCGAAAGCAATCTCACCTGCGATACACAGATGGTTGCGGATGTAGTTGCTCAGGTTGAGCTGCGTCGTATACGCGTAGAGCTGGTCGACATCGAAGACCCGGTGAGCGGTGGAGTAGTCCGTGGAAGGCCGGGTGTAGTCGTAAGTGCTGTAGAAGGAGGTCCCGTAAGCGGGACGCTGTCCGGTCCCGTTCACGATGTAGGGCTGCGTGATGTTGCCGAAGATGGTCGTGAAGGCGTCGGTGGCGTTCGACAGGAACATGATCGAGGACGCGGCGCCCTTCTCGGCCGGCGTGTTCTCGAACGCATCCGGAGCTGTCAGCACCACCGTGTTGCCCAACACCTGCGCCACATGGCTGAACTCGGGACCGTAGGCGGTAGCGATGCTGTTCAGTGCCGTGTTGATGTCATCCGCCACCGTGGTCACGTTGGTCGGAGCGCCTGGGGTTAGCGTAACCGCCACCTGGGTGAGACCGTTGATCTGGATGAGCAACTGGTCGTTCACGCCGGCCACAATCGTCGGAGGAGACGCAACGAAGTCAACCGAAGTCACCGTAGCCTGCGACCACGAAGTGGTGTCCCAATCAAGATCGTTGGAAGCACCATTCTCGTAATCGTAGTTCTTGATGTAGTCGATACCGCCCGGATACGAACCCACGCTGACAATGTCGGACAGCGGCGTCGAAGTGCCGGCTCCGGACAGAGCGTCTGTGAGCGTCTCGATTGAGATGTACTCGATGGTGTAGGTGGCGGCGGAGTTGTAAGCGGCGTCAGCAACCGTGATGGACGTCGCGGCCTGCACCCCACCCGAAGCCGCCGGAACCCACGCAGCGTTTGAAATGATGGACGCGGCGTCTTCTTCCATCGACAGGAAGACCTTCACGTCACTGGCAGACTCCGTCGAGGGAGACGTGAGAGTGATGTACTTCTGCGTCACACCAGCGACCGCCGCTGCCACCGCAGAGTATGCAGCACCGTAAGTGCTGTAGTAGGTCCCCAAGGGATTACCCAACTCGTAGTTGACGTATGCCGCGACCTCGTCCGCAGTCGCCGTAGCAGGGGCCGCGATGATGCCAACCGGGGCAACACCGAAATCGATGGTCACCGCGCGCTTCCCATCGAGAGACACGGTGAAGTTGTGAGTACCGCCAGCGGTGGATACGTCCACCGTGGCAGCGCCCCACTCCGAGCCGGTCAAGACCGCCGGGTTGAACGACCAATCTCCGAGACCCAGCTCGTTGTCGTTCATATACAGGACGGCCTCGTTGCGGGATCTGTTCGAAGCGTTCGACAGAGTAGCCGTATGAGGGCTAGAAGACGCCACGGTCAAGGTCTCGTCGTACACCTTTCCGCGAACGATCTCCTCGTCGACGCTACGACGAGTCCGGGGCGCAATCCCGACCAGAGCGAGCGTTCTCTCGGACGTCACCGAAACGGAACCCGGAGTGATTACCTCCGAGATATATACGCCAGGGTCAACGTATCGTGAAATCGAGATTGCCATCTGGAATCCTCCCTTAGATTCGTTGTGACCTAGTATAGCGTGCCCGGCCTCGGGATTCTAAAGACAAGGGGTCAACCTATCTTCAAGTAATTGGCACCGAAATAGTCCCCTTGGGGCAGCTCCTCGGTACTCACCAGATCCGTCTCGCGGATAAAGGTGTACTCGCCTCTGTTGAAGGGCCGATCCACGAAGTCCGCCGTCACCACAGGCACGCTACCCCGGATGGAGTGGATAAACGCCTGCTGCTCTCCGCCCTGTCGGGGTACGTTGTACTCGCCAGCCCAGGTGAATTCTCTCTTCAAGATGATCTGGAACCACTCCGGAGGGCTCAACTCGGGGTCGTCGTATGAACGCCCGAGCATCTGGAAGAACTGACGTGACATGTAAAAAGTGAAAAAATCGTACACCAGATCGGCCAAAGCCGTACGGGTGTTCAAGCTGTCCGCGACCACATCGATGTTGATGGTGAGATCGGCAGCCACGGCATACCTACGATACGGAGGGTTGACCTCGTAGTCGAGGTACGTGACGTACTGACCGGTCTTGTACCCCAACGCCAACAAGCAATCAGGGGTACCTCCGATGACCTCCATAGCGTTCGGAGTTCCGTGAGCGGCAGGTCCCCCGCTGACGATCTGAAGCTGTCCGGTACCGTTCTTCTGCGCGTGAGTATACAGGACCTGGGCGTTGATGGCTTGGATGACATCGTCCACCGTAGCGCTGTGGATATCCGGGAACAGGATGTCCTCGAACAGAATCACAGTATCCACAGGATCGTTGTCCAGCCCGAGAGGCCACGTACGGATATGAAGCTCCCACCCCGGTGAGAGGTCGTAAGGACCCCCATTCTCAGCGGTCAGGCGAGGAAGAGTCTGATTCGTCACCGCGTGAACATCACCAAGACCCAACGCCTTCTCTTTGGCGTTGGCAGACGTAATCACCACCATCGGAAACTTGTCCGGAGTGTCCCCAAAGCTCATGATGAAGTTCATCACGGTCTCCATGGACTGCGTGGTGTTGTTGGTTCCCATGTGAGCGAACTTCTCGATGGCCGGGAACTCTCCGATCTTAGCCCGGATGTCATCCGAACGGTAATCGAAGAAACGACGAATCTCGGACGCGAAGGCGTCCTTGGTCGTCTCGATCAGCTGACCAAACCTGGGCGGATCGTCAGGATCGAACGGCTGCGTGGGTCGGTACTCGCGCGGCCCTGAGAAGTCATCAACCATTAGGCCCTCTCGTCCATATCCGGATCATACGTGTACGGGCGCATGTACTCGTCCCTCAGGGTATCCATGGCATCCCGCCAGTCGGACTCCTGCTGCTCCAGCGCGCGAACCCTCCGAGCCACCTCGGAGGTGTCGACCCCGAACATCTTGGCTGCGATGTGGATCGACAGCCCCCGACCCTGATCCCGAGCAGCCATGTCCTGTAGAGCCCACGCCGCAGCGTCCTCTACAGGATCGGTAGACGCGTACTTCTCCTCCATCTCGTTGAGATGAGTGTAGTACTTGGGGTCCTCGACCAGGTGGTCGAGGGCGATCTCCAGCGCGAGCTTGGGGTCGTCGGTGTGCTCCATCTCCACGCGAACACCCTCGAAGACCTGACACAGGCAGAAATCGCTCGGGTACATATCGTCCCCGAGACCACCGTCGAGACGATCACCTTCAGCGGCACGACGACGGAGCGCAACCTTGATCATCGAGTCCAGGTACCCAAGCACCTTCTCTGCGTTGTGCTCGTACGCCAACTCGTAGATCTCCTCAACGTCAGCCCCGGCATCCATGAGCCGGTCAACGTAGCTCACATCGTCGGACATCACAGCATCCCAGAGGTACTGGTGGTACTCCGGAGGAAGGGCGGCTTTGCGCTTCTCCATGAAAGACGCCATGCGGACTTCCGCACCCTCCAAGAAACCGCGCTTCATCAGGCTTCGAGTGAACATTCTGTCCTCCTACCAAACGAGACTCATGGGCTCGACCGGGTCTGCAATACGAATCTTGAACGTCTGTGACGTGATGATGTACCCAAAGGGATCGGAGTTCTTCCAGGTCGTGGTCACGTACCGGTTGCCTGCACGCGCGCCATCGAGAACCTCGATCAGCACGTTCGGACCCTTGATCATCTCTTCCTCGCTCCCCACGGTGATCGTGGGATCGAACAAGGACAATCCGGCTGTCCAGAACTCCAACCCGTCCTCCAGCGGGATGTCACCGTACTCCTGCTTCTTGTACCCCGTCGTCGGAGGCTCTCGCATGATGAGAATCCAGGGACCCATCCTGTAGGAGCCGCCAACGTCCTCCCTGCTGAGAGCGATGGTGGCGTACCTGGCCCGGACGACCTCGAAAAAAGGCGACAGAACGTTCGCGGTATCCCTGGTCAAGGTAGCCCGGAAACGGATGTTGCCGCTGCTCGGGTTGACCGTCAGCAAGTCACAGATCGGGCTCCAGCTACCGCCAGAGTCCAGAGAGAACTCCACAACGACGTCAGAGACGCCGTCCTCGCGCACCAGAGACCAGTAGTCGGCTTCCCAGGTAGAACCCAGGACGTCACGGATAAACGGCTTGTCAGCGCTCTCGATAGTACCTGAGAGTGCATCATCTACGAGTTCGAGCTTGGCCGATTTGAAATTCTTGGACAGGCGCAGGTTCGTCAACGTCGCGTCAACGTCCATGCCGGTCATCCAGAGGGTTTCGTAGCCGAACTTGAAGAACCCAGGAACCTTTCCCACTCCGTGACAGGCAGAGCACTTCCGATCCGGTTGCTGGTTCGACTCCTTGTAGCACCCGCACTTGACGCCGTCCTCGACACCCTGCCAGAGATCAGCACGAATACTACCGGCGAGAATCTGCTCGATCAGGAGCGCCCTCTCCTTGGAGAGTTGCTGCTCACCGAAGACGTGGGAATGAATGTCGCGACCCCAGTAGCCGACGGCCATGTGTCCCAGGTCCATACAACCCGGACGCTTCGGCCCGCACACACCTTGGTCGCCGTCACCGTTGCCGTTCGAGCCGTTCCCGTTTCCGGAACCGTTGCCGTTAAGGCCACTGGGAGTACACGTGGTCACCGTCCCTCCAAAAGCTCCTCGAACAACTCATCGAGCGGCCGACCCTGTCCGCCGTCGTACTCATCGATCAGCTTCCGCCACCGTCCATCATCGAAAAGGTTGACCGTCTTCTGGTTGTCCTTCTTGGCAGGATCGAAGAGGTCTGCTCGGATCTCTTCGGTCATCAGCTCGAACTCCACAGGTTACGGAACAAGGACCCTGGAGGTGCACTGGCCAGCATCATCGAGAACGCCATGTCCATACGAACCTCGACACCTATGGTACCGGAGTTGATGAAGTGTCGCTTGAAGTTGGGAACACGCTCCTCCAGCTCAGCGCGGAGCTGCTGGATGTACCCCGCCAGAGGCGTGGCGTGTTGCAGAACAAAGCTGTGACCGGAATCCGAGAAGTTCGGAACGTCGGTGTCGATGGAGAACAGGAGCTGACTCGTGATTCCCTGGTAGAGCGCAGCCCGGAGTAGGATGTCCGAATGCAGCTCAATGGGGAAGTAATCGATATTGTGCCACATCGGATAGGGCTGGAAGGTGTTGATGTACGCCAACCCCAGCTTGAGGAAGAGAGCCAGCATGCCGTCGGTGTACCCGATGAAGCAGTACTTCTCTGGCAGGTTGGGCTTGACCGTCTTGTCGATGAGCAAACGAAGAGCCGGCAGCAACGACAAGGTTCTCGGCGTAACCACCTCTACAACCTGCGTACGGTATGCATCCTCGGAGGTAGCGTTCTGCCGCGAGTGCCAATTGAACAACAACGTCTGCGCCGTGTCCGTCTCGCCGTCCTCGGAACCAAACCTGAGATAGTACTTTCCCGTAGTGAGGTTCTTCAAACGCCGTTGATCGGGATCGGCCAACGGCGGGTTGTAGGCCTCGGAGTAGATGACGTTGCCGCCAACATCCGTGACCTCGACCTCCAGCTCGCCTTTGGGATCTCCAGCCGCGTCAACACCCGTCTCAATGTCAATGACGGACCCCGTGGAGTCTTGCAGCTCTATGTCTATTCGACGCACCGCATTCGTACGAACAAGCTCCGTCATGTTCGCCACGGACGGGTGCTCAGCTCCGGGCTGGATGATCAACCTACTCTCCTACGATCAGGACGTACACGTTCGCGTCGAGGACACCAGGATTGGTGATCTCCAACGCTGTCAAGGTCGCGCCGTTCCACATGATGAAACCGCCCTCAGCGAGGTTAAAGACCTCCGTGCCGCCATTGACCTTGTACGTGACCGCCTTGTCGGTCCCCACATAGACGAACTTGCCGTCCGCGACGGTACCGAAGTTCACCGGCTGGATACCGGCAGGCGCGATGGTGTACTCGAACACCACCTTCTCGGCGTAAGTCACCTCAACGCCAGTGTCAGAGTCGTCAGGGGTCACTTCCGGGGTTCCGATGATGATCGGCGTGGTGGAACCGCCCGGAGAGTTCGGAAGGGTCATGCGCCCCGTCACCGCCAGAGTTGCCATGTCGTGTCTCCTCTATCTCGTTTCGGCCAAACCGAAATTCAAACCCACAGCGAGCGCAGCAGCACCCACAAAACCGACACTGAACCAAAGAATGGGAGATCGATACCACTTCCGCAAAGACTCGATCTCGCTCTCGTAGTAGTCTTGCTGAGCCTCTGTCACCGAGACCTGATCGTTGAAAGCCTTTTCCCACTTGCCGGAGATCTTCTCAGTGATCTCTATGTCACGCTTCAGCAGTAACGTGTAGTCCTCGAACTTCTCAACCTTCAGCTCCAGCTTCGATACCTTGAGACGGAGCGGAGGAAGCTCCTTGAGGTCCTTGAGCATCCGGGTCGCGCTCTCTTCGGGGAACCAGAAACCCGGATGGCCCTCGTGCTCCAGCTCGACACTCTCCACGTCCTCCGCGAGAACAACTGACGGTGTCAGCAGGGTGATGAAGACGAAGACGAGAAGGAGCAGCCTCATGGCGACTAAAGACCCTTAGGGGCACCGGACGGTGTCGTGTCTATCGCAGTGAACTCTTCCACGATGCGCTCTACGGCATCCAACCGCTCAGAGGCTTCCTCGTGTTTCCCCTCATCAGCGAGCCTGTGCGCCTGGTCCCAAGCGTCCCACGCCATATCGTACCAGTACCCACCCGTATCGAGGAGCCGGTCCTCTATCGCCGCCAGCTCCTCTTTCCAGTAGTGAAGAGAATCCCACGCCAGGTATTCTTCCTGCGCGGTCTTGCTGGCAATACGATAAAGGGAATCATCGCTGAAAGTGGTATTCCTCATGCTAGTACCTCAGCTTTCTGAACTCTTCGAGCTTCTCCTTCGAAGAGAGACGGTCTACCTCGTCCCGCTCGTTCTTAATCTTCTCGTTGAGCTTCTCAATGTCTGCATCAATGGCTTTGATCTCTTCCTCTACGTCGCCCTCGCGCTCGCGAATGATGTCGCGCTTCCCTTCGAGACGCGCAACCTCTCGCTCGGCCTTGAGCACCTTAACCTTGTGCTGCTGAATGAGGCGCTTCTTCTGATCTCGGATAATGGTCGCCCCGAAAAACGCAGCGAAAAGGAGCACGACAGTACCCGCGATCCACTCCCAGTTACGCTTCAACCAGCGCCAAGCTTTCTTCAGCCAAGACATCAGCGGTTACGACCAACAGCGTCCTCTGCACCTTCAAGTCCCTCAACAATCAGTTCCAGCGCGTCCCAGTCATTCAGCATATAGTGCACAGAGTAATCCAGAAGATTCTGCGCGTAAAACAACGCTTCCGGGGCCGTCAAATTGGCCGTATGCGCGTTCCTATTGATGAATCTGGAAATATAGCTCAAGAGTTCCGTCCAGTCCAAAACCCCAGGGACTCCGCCATGCATAAGAGCGTCTACGCGATCCTCGTCCATGACAGGAGCGTCCTCCTGCGCCACTCTATCGAGAGACCTTCCACCCTTACGTTCGTGCGGTCGCTGACCGTAGATGTCGCTCTGGCAATACGGACATTCTCCGTACTCCTCCAGCTCACCGCTCCACTCCCCGCAATACGGACACCGACGCTCCTCCTCTGACTCCTCGTGCTGGCGCTCCGCCTCTTCGAGCCAGTCACCCCACGACGAGATGAAAAAACCCTCCGCGTCCGTATACATCAGGGTAGGGACATAGGTATCTCCGGCGTTGAGATAAAGGACCTCCTGATCCCTGAGAGGGCCGCCGCTCTCGTACGGCAGCACCTCCACGCCGAAACTCATGACGTCATTCTCGTTCAGGTATTTATCCGCCTCTTCGAGCGCCGCATGCGGAGGAAGAGCACTCTCCTCGACGATCCCCAGAGCCTCGTTCAACACACGCAACTCATCGCCATGTCCGGCGCGCTTGGGTCCGTACTGCTTGGCCAGCCGCTTCAACCCGGCATCCTTGATCGCACGTTCCATGACTCAACCCTCCCGAGAACCGGCCTTAGCCATCAGCTTGGCCTTGCTGGCAAACGTACGAGTAAGAGCCTTGTAGATCAGGCTCGAACACGTACCGAGCGCACCACCGATGAGCAGCTTGTCCGCGAAGGACTCCGGAGGAAGCAGTAATCCCCCAACCATGCCCAAGAGAATCGGGATGAACGGAAGGATGCGCATCCCGACATGATGCTTGGTGAAAAACTTCTTGAAGCCCTGCTTGAACGCCTGCACGACTCCAGCCACTACCACAGCGAGACCCACGTAAGGGCCATACTCGGTCAGAATGACGATGAACTCTTCCACGATGTCCTCCTAGCCCGACTCGGAGACGGTCTCCGACACGAAGACAACCTTGCACCGGAGGGGGGCTCCGCCGCCACAGTTGTTGTAGATGTGCAACGCACGCGCCCGGTTACCGTCCTCCCGAACACGCCAACCATCCCGGACTCGGTCAGCCGGGAAGATCTCCAGGTTGGTAGAACCCTGAAAAACAGTCAGCGGAAACGTAATAGTGTTCGCCGGAAGAGTAACCGTCGACCCCTGCTGAATACCCGTCTCGTAGTTCGGGACAGCGTAAGCCTTGGCTGGTTGACCGTAGCCGCCGCCGTAGAAGGTCTTGACGATGACGTTACCCGCACCAGCCGGAGTCTTCGGACCGTCGTAGAGCGGAATGATGTCGATGGTCAGGTTCTTGATCGGCTCGCTGACAGGGGCATCCGTCACCCTGATCTCCTGACCATCAGGGAGATCGATCTCGATCTCTCGCTGCCTGTATCTTCCCATGATTCACCTCTTTAGACGTACGTGTCCTGGTGACTATATACGATAGCATAGTCGAATGTGGGGATTCTAAAATTGAAGAGGAAGTTCTCAGAAGGAGGAGCTAGAAGCGCGCACCCAACTCACGCTCTGCCCACTTCTTCACCGACGGGTAGAAACCGTGTCCGAGCAAGTACTCCAGATCTCCCCGCGTGAGCTGCTGCCCCTCGTCGAGATCCCGCAACTCGTCCAACATCGGCCCGGCCTTCATCCGGTCCTTCTCCTCGACGTCGTCCCCCACGCTGTTGCAGATGCCCACTACACGCGCCGTGACCTTGTCCTGGGGGTCCATGGGCTCCGCCTCACGCTCCTCGGCCATCTGCTCGATGGTCTTGCGCGGCTCCGGAGAGGGCTTCGTGAAAGTGCGTCGGTTCTGGAGGTCAGACTGCTCCTGATGAGCCATGTCGATGGCCTCCTCAGCCGAGATACCGTACTGAGCACCGAGCTTCTCGTAGTACTCCAAGTACTCCCCCTCGTCCATGAGGACGAGTACCGGCGGACGGCGGTTGACCATCTTGCGCAGGTCCGTGGACGCCTTGATGGCGTGGAACGGAACGAGCTGCGTCAAGTTGATCGGCTTCTTCCCCTTCGGGATGAGGATCGACTCGGTGCGACCCACGATAAGCTCGAACTGGAGCGACACCTGAGTGTTACTGCGGTTCTGCACGTAGACGTCGCGCTCCTCACGGAAGTACTCCGTGAAGTTGGTGATGATCGGAACCCTGTTACCTTGACCGTTCATGACAACCTCCCTGGGATCTCTCGCCAGTTTGATGATGAAAGGCTCTCGCTTCACCACGACAGCCTTCCCCTTCTTGACCAGTTTTCTCGCCCTGGCGGGATGGGTGTACGACAGGACGGACCCGGACGTGTCCAAAACCGGGACCCGCGAACCTGTCGTACGTACCATCAGTGACCTTCAGGTGTGCCAGGGTGTTACCCTACCTCCCGCCGAAGCGGGGTTCATCGGATTAGGCGGCGGCGCGCGATGCGCCGCCGCCTGCACCTGCTTCCACGTCACGCGCTACTTCTGGCCCTTGGCGCAGGAGCGAGCGTTGGCAATCGCGAACCCGACCATCTCGATGAAGGCCCAGCCCTTGACCGTCTCCTGGTGGCTGTACTTGTTGTACGGCTCGGAGAACAGCTCGATCCTGACACCCATCTCGCCCATGTAATCCGCGCCCGTCGTGGCATAGAAGCTTCCGGGCTCGATCACCTCTTCAACCCCCGTGCCTGCGGCGGTCAGAATCTGGGCGTTCAGGACGTTGCCGATGTAACCCGCGAGGATCAGCTCGCGCTCCGTCACCGGGTCCACGCTGGTCGACATGGTCTTGACGATGTCGCTCAGCTCGGACCGCGAGATCAGGAAGTTCTCGACCATCAGACGATGGCGCTCGACCTGGAACCGGACGTCCTCGAAGGCGCCGATGCCCAACGTCGCGAACGTGGTCACGGCGTTGTCGGTCTGCGCGGCCTCGTCGATGAGGCTGATCGCAGCCTTGTCCTCCTGAAGCTCGATCTCCTGACGCGCGGTGTCCTGCGCCCGGTCGAGGACATCGAAGTTCATCTGGTAGATGTCCATGATGTCGATGGCCGGGAAGCTCGTCACCTTCCACTCGGGCGGGGTGATCCACTTCGTCTTGATGCGGCTCTCGGGGGACTGACCGTCCTGGCCGATGACCCACGCCGTCGAACGGATGTCCAGCGGGATACGGAACAGCTCGGCCTGGGCCAGCTTCCGAACCCGGTAGATCTTCCGCGCGAAGCCCTCGTAGTCGAGGATCGCCTTGATCGGGAGCGCCAGCTCCTGACCGACGATGTGGAAGCCCTGTCCGGTCGGGTCGGTGAGCGCGGCGGCGAGAATGTCGCGCCGAGCTTCCTTGCTGATCGAGGTCTCCGTGTCGGGACGGTAGAAGGAGAGCGCCTGAGCGTTCTTCTTCGTGACCTCGTTCATCAGCTGATGGATCTGCGTCATCGCCTCGCGCTTGTCGTGCGCGTTGATCTCACCCCTGCCGTCGAACATGCGACGGTCGGTGCTGCTGGCGGTGGCGCGACGGCTCGACGGAAGGTCGTACCGCTGCGGGTTGAACGTGCCGTTGCCCTCGAAGAGGCCCTCGTCGCGCTTGTTGGCGAAGCGGCCCGGACGTACGGCCATGCGGTCACGCGGCTGCTCGGAAGCCTCGCGACGGGGAGCGCGCTGTCGCCGGGTCTGGTCGCCATTCCTCTGCGCGGACCGCGAGGGGCCGGGGCGACGATTCTTGCTGATGCTCTTGAACGGATTGGACATCGTCAGCCTCCTTCCTAGCTGGTGGGTCCGCCGGCATACTGGACGCCGAGGAACGGGTCATCGGGGGTCGGGACCTGGTAGACGCGGCCGATGTACGGACCGGCGCCACCCTTCGTCACGAGACCCTCCATGTTGGCAGCCGAAGTGCCAGCGGTGAGGGCATCGTTGACCGCGAAGGTCTGGGCGACATCGTACTGGGTCGTAAAGATCAGTGACCAGTCGTTGATCACGGTGATCTTCCGATCCTGAATGTCAACGTCATTCAGGAAGTTCCAGAAGTTGCGGCCCTCGAACTTCAGCTCCTGCTCGGTCACCGTGTACTGGTAGTCCACGCCGACGATCTCGCCGTCAGCGATGGTACCGCCAGCCACGCGGGTGATCTGACCGTTGGTGTAGTTCGCCGTGTAGTCGCTACCGGCGCCCTCGGTGTAGACCGTACCCGTGGTCAGGTTGTAGACCCGAACACCGCCCGTCGCGCCCGGAACCCACAGGTTCGAATGCGCGAGATTGGTGGCGGCTACGCCAACGAGCTGGATCTGCTCGCCAACGACAGACGCGTAGAGCGTGTTCGCCTTCGTGTACTTCGCGAAGCCGAAGGGATTCGTCGCGCCGCCGTTACCACAGATCTCGATCTCCTGGCTGCTGTTCAACTGAACGAGCATCCCGGCCCGGAACGTGGAAGAAGCGGAAGCGACGAAATGCCCCAGGTTCCGCGTGTACTGGGAGCGCATCAGGTCGATACCGATTGCTCGGCTCGATACCCGAAACGCCTCCATGCGCGGTGAGAAAGACATTCGTTTGCTCCTCTGCTTTGCCTACTTCGAAGCTACTGGCCCTGGACCCCGCCGAGACGTCCGAGTCTACGTCCCAGAAGAGTGCTTCCACCAATAGCGCTACGAAGATCAGCGACACCTGAAGATTGCGGAGGGCTGGATGCAGGAGCCCCATCGACCTCGAAATTGCCCTCGGCGGCTTCCCTACGAACCAGAGAAGCGCGACGAGAGGTACGTCGCATATCAGTCGCCTCGGCAGATCCCCTCACAGCAACCGGAGCGAGGTTCCTGAGGTCCTCCTCCGCGTCCTTGAGGTACGAGGCGTCCTTGGCCATCAGGTCGGCGGCTTTCTCCAAGAGAGCCTCCACGAACCTGTCATGACCTTCTGCGGTAATCAGCTCCGTCAGATCGACGGCGGCGGAAACGTCCATACCCGAATAGACGTCACCGTTGGCGAACTCGATGTCACCGGACTCCGCCGACAGGACGTCGACGGCGGCAACCTTGATCGGGTGCTCCTCATGGTTGAGGCGCATCCGCGACGACGCCACCCGGACCGCACGAGCGAACTTCCGGACGAAGTCCTCCTTGGCCTCAGCGACAGCCTTCTTCGTCCGCTCGTCGTAGAGCTTCTTGAAGTTGGCGTGCGCCGAACGAATCACGTCATCTCCGCCCGAGAGAACATCACCTTCGGAACCGTTGTGCTGCTCCTGGGCGTTGGTGTCGGCGTCGGAAGTGGAGTCCATGGACGGCTTGGAGGGCTTCTTCTCCTCGATGACGTTCTCGGCTTCGTCGAGGATGTCCTTGGTCTCGCCCTCAGCCTTCTTGCGAGCTTCGAAAGTAAGGCGCGCTCGCCGCAGGACAGCCCTGCGCTCACCGCTCAGGGTGCGCGGGGTCACCTTGTCGGGCTTCTCCCTGGTATCAACCTCGCCACCGGGAAGCGCCGAGTCCGGATCGGAGTCGTCGTACTCCTGACGGTTGACGTCCTCGGCGTCCGCGAGGATGCCCTGATTCTTCGGCTCGACTTCCTCGGCGCTGTTCAGCTCGATGTCATCGTCGACACCGGCAGCCCGCAGCATCTTCGCGTTACAGAACTCAGCGGCCTTGCTAAACCCCTGGTAAACAGCGAGCCCGTACACACGGTTGGCCAAACGCCGAAGAGCTTCGGGGTCGTTGCGATACTTGTCAGCAGGAACTGCGTGGAAGATCGCGCCATGATCCTCGTGATGCGCGACCAGCGTACGGCTTCGGGTGATGGCGATCTTGATCTTCTTCGCCCTGGCAGGCATCGTAGTGTCCTCGTGAGCCATCGAACCCTCCCCGGCATCCGAGATGCCCATCTCCTCCGCTGAAGGAGAAGTGCCGGCTTCCTCTGCGCGCTCCTGAAGCTCCTGGATGTCTCCGTGCTCCTGCTCCTGCGCACGCCGCAACGTGGCCTCGCGCTCCTTGGAGAGGTCCGGCTTGTCGTCCTTCTTTTCCTCGGGCTTGTCGTCCTTCTTTTCCTCGGGCTTGTCGTCCTTCTTGGGAGGCTTCTCCTCGCCGGACTCGTCCTTCTTGGGAGGCTTCTCCTCGTCGGGCTTTCCACCCATCGAGGGCACCGGCTTGTCGTCGAGCTTGACCTCGATGGGATCGCCGCCACCCATCTCCTTGACCTTCTCCGTGATCGGAGACGAGGGACCATCGGTAGCCTTCTCCTTGACGTCCGCCAGCTCGTCTTCCAGAATCTCGGCCTCCTCAGCCCTCTCGATCTCTTCCTTGATGATTCCCTCGGTCTTCAGGAAGTCGACGATCACGTTGTACGCCGCGTCGGCATCGGGAGCCTTCTCCAGCTCCATGAGAACCTTCTCGAACCCCGGAGGGGCGGACATGGCCGTCCGGTTCAATACCGACTTACGAACGAGATCCATGGTCTCGGATTCGATGCGCTCCTGGTCTGATGCCGAGAGGTTGATCGTGCCCTTGGCGTGAAGATCCGCCACGGTCTTGAAGAGCTTGAATCGTTCGGTAAACGGCATTGTCATCAGACCTCTCCTAACGTCCCGCCAAAGCTGAGTTAATCAGCCCAGCCAGGGACTCCGGGATCTTACTGGCGTTCTTCGCAACGTAGGTGGTGATCTCACGCACCTGATCTTCTGTCAAGGAATGAGCCTGCGGGTCCGTGGCAGCCACCCGAAGGATACCCTCCTGGATCTCAGCAGATTTATCAGCGGGATCGTCAACCGCGCTCAGCTCCGCGAAGATAGTACCCCCGCACCACTCGAAGGCGCGACGTTCACCGCCGCCATCGACGGGATACGCGATCCGGGAATGCTTACCCCGGACGTGATCGCAGAACTGGAGAGTCGTCGAGGCTACCTTACCGCACACCGAGCACTCGGTGTTCTCGACGTCGCAACCCATGCTGAAACGATCAACAGCGCCACCCTTGTAGGCCTCCGCGAGATGCGGGTCCTTGGTCATGTCGGCAGCGATCAGAACTTCGACAAACTCATCGTTGACCACATCCTTGCCGGTGGCCTCGAAGACTGCCGTCTTGACCGCGTCCGTGGCAGCGTTCTGATCGTTGAAGTGCGAGTCGATGAGGACTCCGCGCGACAGTGCGTAGTTGCTGGCGTTGTGGTTGACGAAGTGGGGTTTCAGCTGGAAGGTGGAGTAGACGCGGCGGCCGATAGGGGGATCGAACCGAAGAAGTTCCTCTCTCCGGAACGCATCCATGTTCTCGTTCGGACGATCCGCGCTACAAGCCCTGCACGGTATGAGCAAGTAGTCACGCGGGTCGCGAGAAATCTTGAAAGTGTCCGCAACCGTGTCCAGGATGGCCTCGAAGTTGAGACCGTACCCGTCGTCCATGTAGACGGAGGAGAACTTGCCCGAAGCAACCTTATTCCACGCCCCGCCCAGAGGCTGAACGCCCAGAACTTGCGCCGCAGCTGTTTTCTTGAAGCTCATGATCTTTTCAAAACAACGAAAGCGTCGTTCATCCAAAGATTATACGCAACTACGGTGTCGGGATTTTAAAAAAGATTTCGACTATATGATCAGGTGAGATATTTCCGGATTATCGAATCAATACCGGAGGCTACATCGGCCACTCTACCATTTTCCGCTACAGACCAGAACCCTGTACTGAGCTGATCAAGCGCGTTTTCGGCCCAAGCGTAATCCTCTACCCCCGCGTGGATCGCTCGAAGTACCCTACCTTGGTCCCCCTCTCGAACCAGGTCAACCCCCGATCTGGCACAAACGGCATCAAAGGCTGCAAGGAAGGAAGCAGAACGAGAACGGCAGTAGAGTACCCCCTCGCGGTGATCATGAAACACCACCGCTACAGGAGAGTCCCCTTGGTTTACAGCGAAGAACCTCACTTCTTCGGAGGCTGCGGGGCCGAACCCTTCTTGTCGTCCTTGGGTACCTTAGGGGTAAAGGGCTTCCCCGTCGGTGTGGCGTCTCCGGTCTTCTTGAAACCCATCTCTACCTCCTACGCGAGACGCTCTCCCGTGCTAGCGTCCCAGAATTTACCCTCGTGACGTACTGCGGAACGTCCGCCTACATAGTACACCGTGGGGTCCCTGACGTCATCAAGAGAGATCTTCGAGAGGTTGACCACCGGCCTTGAGAACTCCCGGAGAAACTCCACAGGACCGTTGATCCCAACGTACCCGTTGTGAACCACCAAGGTATCCTCCTCCACGAGAACAACCACCCCGTCCAGGTCCCCTTGGTACGAAGAGTCGTTCAGTGAGTAGTCAACCATGTTCACAAAGCGGATACGCTCGAAGTCGAGCTTCTCCGCGATCAACTTGATCTCCTCCACGTACTCGGCAGGAACGTTCAGCAGCTCCACACCGCCGTGCTCCAACCGCTCCACATTCAGATGTCCAAGCAAGGGACCGTAGTAGCTCGACCGGTCGATCACAGGAGCCCATGTGGACTCGCAGTAAGGATGGGGAACGTTGCCACCCGAGCACAAACGGTCCATCAGGCTGTTCACGCGATAGAAGAGCCCCTCGTGGGCCACACACAGGGGGCAACCGTCTTTCTGACAGAAGCGAACCGTGTCTACCCCCATGTTGTCGTACGCCACGAGAAGAGCCACCTGGGCAACCTTGAAGTAGTCAGAGGTAGTGGTCTTCAAGTATTCCAGTATGTAGTAGTCGTTCTCGTCCAAGACCAAGTCCACCTCTTGGAGAGGGACATCACCGGCCGCCCCGGACCTGATAGCGGAGAAACCAAACAGCCGAAACGCGTCCCGTTTAACGGCGAAGAACAGCTCCCCGTAACGGTCCTCGTGAAGGAGGTTCACCTGATCGACCACGAACTGATCGAAGTCGTCAACCGCCTCTACCAGAGCTTCCGTCGAGGGAGGGTTCTTCAGATCCTGGACCGTAACGATACCGGTCAGCTGATCAGAGAAACACTCGGTGTTGTACCCCGGCAGCTCATCCCCGGTAGAACCCCCGATGAAGAAGTCGTCGTAAGCCAGAATGGGGTCTTCCTCGGGCCACCCGTTGAAGATCTCCTCCGCCTCGACTCTGGTACGAGACCTAACCGACACCGGTCGGCAATCCGCCACCGGAAGGCGACTCGATGGTCTCCTGGAGAACTCCGCCGCCCTCAGCGCTACCAGGAGGCTGTGAAGCGTCGTTCATGCCACCAGGAGCCAGAAGACCACCCCCAGCACCTCCGGCAGGGGCTGCGCCCCCTGGAGGCTTACCTGCGGCTGCTGGAGGCTTCGCACCTGCACCAGGAGTCCCCGGAGGTTGCGCACCCTGCGGACCACCCTGCTGCTCGTACTTCTGGAGGTCAGCCTTGCCCAGGGTCTGCTTCTTCATCTCCTCGGCGCTCTTGAACTCGCGCAGGCTCTTGTCCAGCTCGTCCTGCCAGTCTACGCCGACAGCCGACGTCACCGTGGACTTGGACAGCTTGATCCCGAAGCCTTGCTCAAGCATCTTGTACGCGTTGAGCAGATCTTGGTCCACGCTGGGGTCGAGCTTGTTCTTCCACTTGACCGTCGGCATCAGAACCAGGTTTTGCTCCTGGATCTCCTGAGCTGTGCGCTTGATTCGGTACTTGTGGTTGACCTCACTCGGAGAAGAGGTGGTCCACTCGTTGATCTCGGAGATCGGCCGGAAGTACTTGGGGTAGAGCCACATGTTCTCCAGGAACTGCCGCAGAGACAGCAACCTACGTAGGAAAACCTGGAGACCGGACTTGGCGGAGTTGAACGAAGCGATGTTGTCGAGCGTGTAGCTGCTGGTCTCCTCCACCGTGAGACTGTACACGTAGGGGTGAGCCTCTTGATCGACCCTAACAACCTCTACCGACTTCACCGGAAGGTAAACGAACTCATCGTCCACGAAGACTTCGTGACGCTCACCCTGGCAGTCGTCGCGGTCGAACCCCTCCCGGTCGATACCGGCCCACACATCGGGAACGTCCGACCAGATGAGTTCCGCAAGAGAGCGAGCCTGCTTTCCCGCACAGGTGATGTAATGGCACTCCTTGTGAACGTAGCCCTTCTCGTCCTCACGCTCCGGAGAAGTGTGCACGTAGCAAGAGTAGCCCAACTGGGTGAGGATCACTTCGAGCTGCCGCATCAGCTGCGTCGAGGTCGTCGTGTACACAACATCGAGGCGGTTACCTTGCTTGAAGAGATAACCGTCCCCGCGATACATCCCCTTCAAGAGTTCCCGCTTCAGCTCCAGACCCCAACCCATCACTTCCGACGAGAAGTTCTTAGAGTCGCTACCTTTCCCAGCTCGGCTCTCCAAATAGTTGCTCATCCCGGTAGCGGCTGTCGGGACGTAGACCGTGTAGGATGGGGCTTCCGATTCAGGATGCTTCAGGTTTCTCTGGATCGTACAAAGATGCCCGAGCGACTCCAAGATTTCTGCGACATCGGCAACGTAGAAGCTCTCCTTGGCGCAGTCGACACGCCCGAACGAGAACCGCGTTACCTTGTTACCTGAGTCAGACGCGGTGAAATCCGTAGAGCCTTCCGCCGTGTAGTACCCCAGCAATCTCGCCCTGGCTAGATTCCCCGGAGTTGCCTCTACCCCGCACTCCTCGAACCCACGCGGAATCATCAACCAGTCCCCCACCCGAACCTCATCCGCGCGCAAGCGCTGGAAAGGCTCGTGCTCAGCGGGGAAAGAAGCGATGACCCTATCTCCGTGCATGTAGTCGACCCACTCTCGGTCGCGACCACCGCGCATCGAGAGTTTGTGGTGCTGAGGTGAGAAAGAACGCCACTTCCGGCGACCTCCACTGGTCGCCTTAGCGTCCCCAAGATCCTCTCCGCACCCACAGAGACACTCATGCGGTCGAGTGAAAACAGGGAGCTTGTGGTTATCCGTAAGAGTCAGCTCTCGATCACCGTAGAGCGTGAGCTTCACCATCTCGTCGGGAGACGGGTACTTCAGGACATCCGTAACTCCACGGGGATGTCCAAACCGATCCACGACGACGTCCCCGCGCTGTATATCCTGGATCTCGCTATATGAACCGTCACTAAGACGCACAGAAGTTCCGTCGACAGAGCAGGCATAGGTGACCTCCCCCGTCATGAAGGACTTCGAGAGGCCCAGCGCGAGGAGCTTGACCTTCTCGATTACGTCGTGCTCCTTGTTGATGGTGACCGCGCGGTCGTTCGTACCCCAGGCCTCGAAGTTGATGCCGTAGTGGTAGATCAGCCAGCTATTCCGGGTTCCAATACAATCAGTGAGGTAAGAGTGATCTCCGCTGACCGTCATGTTGACCACGGTCTGCGGCTCCTCGCATTCCACGACCTTCACGCCACGAACCTTCACATACAGGTAGTCGTTGTCGGTCCACCACTGACGTGGAGTACGGCCCTCCACGTCCTGCAACTCGAAACCCCAGATATCACGAGAAAGGTCCGCAGCAGCCTGACCGTATACGTGCAAGCGATATTGCGCATTACCAGGACCGAAAGTCTCTTCTGACTGCTCTCGTTCACTGAAATTGCCGTACGTCCCCCACTGAGCGAGTATCAGCTTCACCTGATTAATCAGGTTGCGAGAGCTAGACGAAACCTCAACATAGCGACCGGAACTGCCCGGCTTCTTCCGAATACTGCTCCCATCTCCTCCGATGTACCCCTTCAGGAACTCGTACTTGAGATCAAGCGGCCACGACATGACCTCCCCGGAAAGCCTCTTCGTCCGAGCCCCAGAACCTCCGTGGAGTTCGAGCCATTCAGCAAGATCAATGCTCGCGTTCCTGCGAGCACGCACCTGGCAGTTGGAACGGTCTCCATAGAAGACCTCCGGACGGTAATCGCACAGAGCCTCCACAATGGAGCAAGCATCCCGTACCAAGGTGTCCTTTTCGTCCGCACCGAAGGAAAGCTCAAAGCCTTTCCGGACACTGCCGTCCTCCCGCTCGTAGACCCCAACAGTATTCCCCTCCGCGACGTAGTACCCGAGCAGACGCGCCTTTTCGCGCGTCACGTTCTCGGGACGATTCTCCTCAAACCGGCGAGGGATCATCAAGTAGTCCCCAGGGCGCAACTGGGTCGATAGAAGCTTCTGGTAGGGGTCAAAGCCCTCCAAAAAACGGACCTTCCCCGTCTGCGTCTTCTTGGGGGCATCCGCAGGCATTTCCTGGTAGCGGTAACCTCCGGGATGCGTACCATGACCGGGGGAGAAGTTCCCTCCCGTGATGACTTCTCCACAACCGCATGAACACGTCCGTGGCCCTCCCCACACAGGCCACTTGTGATTCGGGGTACACCGAATAGAAGGAGACCCCACCACATCGATCTCAACAAGCTGATCAGTACCTTCACGCTCCAGAGCAAGCACGCTACAAGGAGCGCCGTCCTTGTCGAGCAACTCGTCCCCGATGTCCAAGTCTCCGATGGGGCGCTGAGAACCGTCCCCGAGGGTAACAAGCGTCTCGGGGACGAAACACTGAGGATCGACCTCGGCCCTATTGAGCATCTCCAAGAGCTTCGACTCCGCCCCTGGAGCGGGAATCCACCCCGTGGCGGGATCACCGAGCTTGAGCACCTTGACCGGCGCCGCATGACGCCGATACGTGGCGATGGTCGAGTTGTACACCGCGTCCTCGACCATGAAGATCCGCCACATCCTGCTCGCCAAAGAAGTCCCCCGTACCTGGTAGGGATGAAGCTTCCTGGCGATGAACGTGGTGTTCAACGGAGACAGACGGATCTTCTGCCGTGCCATGATCTTGGACACGAACTCCGCCGGCAACCTCGACCGGAACTCCCTGGCCTCGGGAGATCCGTCCGCGAGCATGCGCCGAAGCTCCTCGTCAGGCACGAAGTTGATGATCGGGTCCATGTTGACCACCGGAGCATCGACAACGTCGATGTAGTCCGGGTTGTGCATGGCGATGTAGGTCCAGATACCGAGGCTGTCATCAAAGAAGCAGTGAGGGATCGCCTCCCCCATGACCAAGTACTCTTTGATTATATATCGTAACCGATCCATGAGATGCGAGACCTGGCACATGTACTCCAGCGTGTCCCGGATCTCTCGGCTCTTCTCGTCCCCGACAGAAATGTCAAAATCGCTGACCAGCATCTCGGCATACATGTCCACGGCAGTCCCGAAGATGGGGTCCGTTTCGTGAAACAGTCGCCAGGCTCTGTTGGCCTCCTGACGAGTCTTCGGGTACTGGACTCGGTCAGGAGATTCGACTCCAGGCATGTAGGGGCGCTGCATGTGGTACATGGCGCTCCCACCACCCCCGGACGGGTACGGAGATACCCCCATCGGCATGTTGCCACCGAAGAAGCCTGCGGCCTCCCGACGGCCCGCAGAGGGGGCCAGCGTGGCGTTCTTGGGTAGAACGCTCGCCGCTAGCTCCCTGCGACCGTAAGAGGGGTCTGAAGAGACGATGCGGGGCTTGAAGACTTCCCCACGACGGGTCGGAACGAAATTAGCCATTTTCCTTCACGTAGCTCTCTCCCTGCGGAGGTACGACCACGAGGCGCTCCACGTCGACTTGGTTGTCAGGCGACAGGTTCAGCTCCCGCAGGATCTGCTGCTGGACCTTCACCGAGTCGTCCCTCGCGCTCATGACGTTGGTCTGCGCCGTACGCATGGCATCCTGGGCCGAGCGGAACCGAGTCTCGGCCTCAGTGATGGTCATGTACGCCAACCGAACCTCCGCACGATGGGCGCGGTTGAGCTTCACGACGGCCCTACGAGGAGAGACCGGCTCCTCAGTGGTGGGATTCTCGTCGTTGGGCTTGTCTTCGACAGGGGTGAGGTCGGGCTTCTTCTTGTCAGACATGGCGTTCTCCTTGGGTAAAGTGTTCTACTCCCTAATATACAAGAACACCTTCCCGATCTACCCCTATCATGACTGAGTGGCGTTGTTGGCTACCACCGAAGAAGTACCCCACTGGGAAGACGTGGCGGTCTCGGACATACCGTCATTCGATCCCGAGTCTTGGTACATGGAGTTCCCGACTACCGACCACAGTTCGGGCTTACCATTTGTTCCCGTCTCAGCCGTTAGGCCGTGGCAGTACCTCTTGTCGTCACCATCGAAGAAATTGCCGTTGGCGCTCCCCCCGATAGCGTAGGTCGCCGGGTCGGCACCACTCTCAAGGAGGTAGATGCCGTGTCCGTCAGAAGTCGCGGTTCCGTGGATACCGGTGAAGCGGTTGCTGTTGACAACGGTACCCTTGAGTTCATCGCTGTTCGCGTCGATGTAGTACACGAGTACGCCAACGCGAGAAGTGTTGTACAGAGCGAACTCGTTCCCCACAATCCCACAACGAGGTGCGTAGACTTCGACCAAGCCCTCTGTAGGCGTCCCCGTGGTCTCGAAACCGATCCTACGGCCATGTAGGTAGTTTCCATTGATGGTCACGTCGGGCTGACCCACGTAGACGAGCGGAGCGGTGTTCACCCCTGAGTTCGAGACCCTTTCGAGATGGTTCCCCTCTATGAGGTGACGCCCACAGTCGAGCCCTGAGTCGGACTCGATGTAGACGCAACAGCCATCGTCCACGTCCCCTCCGGTATCGGCTCTCAGGTAGTTACCCGTGATCAACCAACGGTAGGAGTCCTGCGGGATGAAAATACCTGCACCCGCCGAGCTGTTGTTCGTCGGGTAGCTGTCGACTTGGTTGTTGAGGATGTCGATGTTCGAGCACCGGCCCACCGTGTGGTCCCCTCGAACGAACCAGTTGGCCGAGCACTGGATGCCCTTGTTGTTCGCTATGGTGAGGTCTTCGACGTCGTCCAAGAAGAGCAGACAGCAATCCGTAGCAGCAGGATTCACCCGAAGATTGGCAGCAAACGTGCAGTTCGACACCATGCTCCCTTGCGCCCCTGACGAGAACTTGATGGCGTAGGGAGGAGAAGAAGTGGTGCTGTCCCACGCAGACGAAGCAAACCGAACGTTCTCGAAGATCACCTGATCAGTGACCTCCAAGTAGTTGTTGGCGTTGTTGGTGTCCAGGCTGATCGTTACCGTAGCTGTCGAACCGAAGCGGGTCGAACCCATGACCCTCGTGTTCCCTCGAACCTGAAGGACGCTAGTATGGGTCAACGAGTAGGTGAATGACGGATCAAGGATGACCGTATAGTTGCTCGTCGAGTTCAAGTACGTCGCCAGTTCCGTACCGTCTCTGGGGAAGACGATGCGTCTCTGAATCTTGAGAGTCCCTGCGTGGTCCCCGCTCAGAATCGTATTGGAGTTCCGAACAACAGAAAAATCTCCAGTAGAGTCCCCGCTATCATAGGTCAGCGTGAGGTCGTCGTTTGCATCAACAGAAAAATCATCTCCGGAAGTGAGAGTGATGCTACCCGCACCTGCCGTGGTCTGGTTCAGGTCTTGACCACTGACAGGTGTGATGTCCACCTGCCCTGCTGTGGTGATCGCGAAGATATTACCGCTCGCCCGCTGCAAGGAAAACGAACCGGAACTGCCCCCGTAGTTCCACGTCGTAGAACCCCCCAGCGTAACGAGCGCAAAAGCATCGCTACCAGAGATCTTAAAAGCTCCTCCACCCACTCCGATTTGAATATCGCAATCACCACCCCCAGAAGGATTAAGAATAAGATCTTGGCCCGAGACAGGGTACGCAGCTACCGACCCCGTAGAGCTGCAAGTGAGAACACCCGTACCGTTCCTACTAACCGTGAATTCCTCGGTACCAGTATCATTAGCCCGATAGTCTAGTAGAATGGAACCCCCCGCATCCAGTTCCACATTTGCAACAGAAGAGGCATCGGTTCCCGCGTGTAGCTTAACTAGACCGTCTACGGTGCGAAGTAGTATGGTACCGGTGCCTGAAGTATCCAAACCGATCCAGCCATCGACGTCGACATCGAAATTGGCCCCGGCATCGATATCCACTGTACCACTCGCAGACGCCAACAAGATGGTGCCGGAACCCGAGTTGAAGTTCATGGCACCGCCGTTCGAGACGGTCACGTCGAAGTCTTGGCTGAGCGGAAGGTCGAAAGTGACGCCACCGCTCTGGTTGAAGGTCAAGAGGGTCACGTTGTTGCGCTTCACCAGAAGCTCACCCGCGCCCTCGGTATTGTTGTAACTGAAAGAAGTGGTCAGGCCCGAACCAACATCGATACCGGCTGAAGTACCGAGCTTGATCGAATCAGCGCCTGTCCCCTCTGAGAAGATTTCGACCTTCTGAGCACCGCCGCCCGCAACCCCAAGCTCAAGGTTCGAACCGGAGTTGTCGACGAGGAACTTGGAAGTAGCGACCCCCGTTAGCTCGACCGCGCCTCCTGAACCGAGATCGACGGAAGCAGAACCTCGTACCAAACCGCCGAGGAGCGCACGATCCGACTCAGCGAGACGGACCCGTGTCAACTCCCCGGCAGAAGGACTAGAAATCGAACCGTAGAGGTACCTGTCAGCCATGAAAGCTCCTCAGAGCTTCTGGCCTAGACGAGGGTCGGCTCGCCAATGGCCAGAACGATCTCGTGCGAAGTGGTAGCACCGGAATCACCGGTCGCCCAACCCAACCTCTGAACCACATCCCCCGACGTACTCGGAGCGGTCGTGGTGGCACACCCGGCGTTGGTGTCCAGGTACACCGCATCACCCGCCGACCACGTCTCCGAAGCGTTCGAAGTAACGTCGACCACACCCGTGGTGGCGATCTCAGCATCGTCACCGCTGGCCGTGGTGGCCCCGGTCACGCAAACACCACAGAGACCGTACTTCTTGTTCGCATCGTTGGCGTCCGCAACCGAAATGATTCCATTCGTCCCCGAGTTGTACGCCGTGACAGGCTGACCTGCCGTCAGGTCCTCGTCCGGCTGCGCGTACCAAGAGGTGTACTCGTCGGTAGCGCCACCCTTCAGCTCGTTGAGAGCGCCAACGATAGAGGTCGCAGTAAAGGCAGCATCCAGCCCGGTCGTTCCCGACTCAGAAATCGGGATGGCAGCAGAGAGGTGCTGATCGTTGAGAGTGAGTTCTCCCGCAGAAGCCAACAGCAGCGTCCC